GTTAATCTTCGACTGCGTATCCATCACTTTCGATTGTGCATCGACGTTGGCTAATGCAATCCGTGAATTAATATCAGCATACTTGCCGGATAATTCAATGTTGGCAATATTGGTACGCGATACAAGATCGGCCATCTTGCTTGAATAGTCCACTTCGGCTAGACGGTTTTGAACACCTAACTTATACATCTCGACGGACTGCATAAAATGTGTGGTCGCGTTTTGCGCTTCGGCCAATTGGTAATCAATCCGATGTTTCTCTTGCGCAAGATCGGCATGGTATTTATCAAGCCTTAATTTTTCATGATCAATATTTGCCGCTTGGTTTCTAATCAAGATTTCATTTTTTTGTGCGTATGCTGAAATGCGATTGGTATAGTTTTGAATCAATTGATCATTGACTGAAAGTATAGTTTTATTCGCATCAACTTCGGTTTGATACATACCCAGGCGTAATTTATCAAAGTCAATCTCGGTTGAAACTGCATCCACCTCTGCACGATATAATTCAATCTTAGATCTCAGGGTATCGTTACGTTGCGCCACGGCTTTAAGTTGTGAGTTATACACGTCAACTTGCGTGTTAATCGTCTGCAATTTGGTCTGATATACTTCGAGCTCTTGCCTACTTACCTCTTGCTCCATTTTCTTAGATTCGAGATAAACCTTGTAATGATCAAGCTCTTTGAATTGGTGTTCTACCTGAAGTTTATACACTTCAAAATACAGCTTGAATGCTTCGTTCTCAGCGTTATACATTTGCACAACAGCATTATAGATATTCCAAAACGCTTCCATGCGATACTTAAATACTGCAAACTCATAATCACGCTGATCGAGATAGCGTTTATACAAGATTTCTTCGAGTTGTAATCCTTTTTCAATTAAGAAACGGACTTCATCCACTTGCTTGTTAAATGAATCCACACTAATCGTGCGGTTAGCTTCGGCCACACGCATCCGGCCTTCTTCCCGAATTGCGTCCATGCGCTTATCAAGTGCACCTTGCGGTGCAGTAAATCCGCGTGATGACCAATCATCCCGAACCTGTTGTACGGCACGTGTCGTTGCTCTGTTTTCCCGATCTTCGGCAGCGTTATATAGCAGCTTTTCAATCTTTTGATAAATCTCAGACCAGGGTGTGCCTTCACCGTTAGTCCATTTTTTAATTCGATCATATTGATTTTGAAATACCTTGGCTTCTTCTTTGAACTGCTCCTGATAGCCGCCCTCCTGAGTTTGAAGCAGTTGATCTAAGTCTTTGGTTATACTACTTTCATAAGCTGCTATCGCTTCTTGTACTTTATCCAGTTCGGGAGGTTCTTCATCGAAATTTTGAAGCTCTTTATATTCATACTCCTTGAGCTCTAGTTGTAGAACTTGAGGAAACTCACCAAAGTCAAGATCAGGTGCTTGAACATCATCAATTTTAAAATCGATTTCGGGTTTTGTTGGTAGATGGTAGTCATTACTTAATTGAGGTGCTGTTGGCACAACGAACTGTTGCATCGTCGGCTCATTTTCATTAAAGCCGTTGGTGTCAAGTTGTACTGGCTCACTAAGTGTAAAATTCTCTTGTCTAAAATCTAATCCTTGTGGCTGCGGTGCTTGAGGTGCTGTTGGCAGAATGAACTGCGGTAAATCCGGTATCGGTGCAAACTGTGGTTCAACCGATTGAAGATCAGGCGTAAAGTTCGGTGCGTCAATCGTGCCACTAAATTGTGGCACCTCGGCCGGCATTGGGGCCTTTACCAAATCCAGGCCCACATCATCTAAAACCGGCAGGTCAATTGTGTCCGGTGCGGCCGGAATCGGCAAATGATCTAGGTTAATGGGTTGCGGTGGCACTAATGGTGGCGGTGCCAGGCCGCTTAGGTTTGGCACCAATGGCGGCTCAAGTCTAAAATCAAATTGCGGTAACTGTGCCGGAGTCGGTACTGAAACATAGGTAATGCTGGGCGCATCAAGATTATTATCTGTACCAAGTTGCGGTATGCTGTCCGGCAATTGTGGCATCGTCAGGTTATCGCCAATACCACCACTTTCAATATTAATGCCGTCTAAATTATCAGTCGGCATGTCAAAATTCACCGCATTAGCCATCTCACCCAATGCTTCACGTGTACCGCTTAGAAATTCTTTTGACTTGCCTTCAAGGAATTTCATTTTATCGTTGACTTGATTAACAACCGGCTCAACTACATAAGATGGATCGGCTCTCCAAGAAACCATTACACTCTCCTTTTGGTCTGTGTCAGATCAATACTAAGGTCGTTTAGGTAACAGTGCGAACCAGTCACCTTGACCGCAAACGAGAAGTGTCGCCCTCTCAAACCACGCCCGAATATGACTCGGCCATTGGTTAAATCGTCGGCACGTTCTTGGTTTAATCGATAACGATATTTCTGTAATGCTCCGCTTTGTGAGGTACCCACCACTACATCAAGCGACTTATCCTCACCGCGCAGCTCATATTCAAGATAGGCACCCAATGGATGCACTAATGCACCACGCCCTAGATCAATCTTGCCGGATTGAATTTCACCTTGAACTGTATCTTCAGCATCAATGACAAACACACCTTGATCATTAAGCCCAATCAATTGACCATTCACCACGGCCAAATCATCAAAATAAAAATCTTGGTAGCGACTCATGGCCCAATTATCTACATTCGCGGTCCAAGCATGGCCGCCATGTTGACCATCATTAATGGTATCTTCAATAAACATCCAATCCGTAAAATCTTGCTTGGCATGTAAACGGTCTTGCCATTCATCCTGTAACCTTCCGGCATCCTCAACCACATGACGGCCTTTCCCCAGTACCACAACGGATTCAGCAATGCGTACTTCGTCATCGATATACTGCTTTAAACGTGCCTTGTCCCTTGATCCATCAAGGACCTGTAAGGCATCATGCAGCAATTCAGTTGTCTTGCGCTGTACTGCATCGTGAATCTTTACGCGATCATCGACGTGCTGTTGACTGTATTTAATCCCGGTGATTTCATCAATGCTTTTTAGTACATCAAGCGTACTTACACGTGTACGATGTTGCAGTTGATCAACGACTTGTACGTGATCTTCGATGCTGCTGTAACGCTTTACAGCGTCATTCACGCTATCTTGTAGCTTAAGTTGATCTTGATTATGGCCTTTGGCCAATTGCACACCGCTTGCTTGGTCGGCAATATGCAGTTGATCAATAATGCGCTGTTGAGTTAAATCGCGTACATCATCCCCGGCTGTAACATGATCTTCAATCAATGTCCGGCCAATGGCGCGATGATATACGCTATCTCTGGTTTTAAGTTGATCTTGAATGTGATTCTTAAAGGTTTGTGCACCCTCAAAACCTTCAACAACCTTGAGTTGTTCATGTGTTAATAGCCGCATCTTTTCGCGGTATTGCACATTGATAAGTAGTGCATCATCAATGTGCTCAAGTGTTTGCCGGCTGTCTTGCAGCCGGTCAATGGCTTTGGCTAGTTCAACAATATTTTGCCGAGCATTTAAGCGATCCTCTACATGATCTTGAACCCGCACCGATTCGTCCACCGGCTGTAAGGTCCTATCAACCACGCTATCTTGAATCGTGACACTATCTGCTATGGCCGGTGGTGCAATCAAGTACCCAATGACCACCGCAATACGCGCACTTTCTTCAACTACACTTTTCAGCGTTGACCAAAAACTGTCACTGCCGTACACAGTTTCTTGCACATCATCACGGTAAAGGCTCATAGACTGCTCCTGTAGGCGTGGCGAACCACACCCATGCTTATACAGATAGACTTAAACGATAGCTAAGTTCGTACACATCGTTATTCTGGAAAGTACGTGCTGCTGCATACTTGGTCGCAGAGATTAATGTGCCGGTGTTACCGCCACGTGTAGCGTTGGTTAAGAGTGCTGCACCAGTCACGTTTAATTGTGAGGTGGTGGCAATAGTCACGGATGCAACTGCGGCCAGGTTTTCAATCGAATTGCCGTTGGTGTCGGTTGGATTCCATTGTGGACGTGTGGCGTTTGTATAGCCTTCGGAAAGGCTGACAATTTCACCGGCCACGCTTGCAAAGTTCGCTGCGGTCCAATTGGCTGCCGGTGCGGTTGAGCCGCTAAACAGGGCTAAGTAGTAGCCGCTTGCTTTGGCTTTTGCGCCTAACGCCACGTTCAAGATATGGGCAATCCCTTCATTGACTACAAGGTTCGGTGTACGCATCCATTCACCGCCATTGATCCGGTCGAAGTATTCACCACGCGCCAAAATACCTTGCTTGGGGAAGTAAATCCCCTCATCCGTTAGGTCGAAATTTTCATTGTGAACCGCTTGTGCTAGTTCTTTTTTAAGTTGTGTCATTGCAATAACCTTGTTTAAAAACAATAAGGTTACTTTATGATCGTGGTGATTCTACCGTCAAACCCTACACACCGACCACTTTGACCACTTATTCCTTGTACATGCTTGCTCTGCATTTCAATTAATTGGCCTTGATTTGATCCCATACATAAGCCGTTGCTTGCCAACCATAGCGCAGTACGGCCACCGCCTTGTCCGACTTCACCGGCATCTTGATTATCTAAAGTGATGGCTGTTCCCTTGATCGGTGCTTGTGCAGTTTTCACTTCAAAGGTGAAATTATCAGGACTTGTGCCACGTAAAAACACCACCTTGTCAACTTGACCAACCCATAAACCACCTTCAACACCCACTACAAAGCTGATGCGCTGCGGTAGTCGCACATAGTCATATCGTGCATCGGTTAAGTGGTAGGTCATGCTTTGGGAAAAGTGCAGCATATTTTTATCGGCTGTGACCAATCGCCCTTGCCATTGCGTTAAAAACTGACCGCTTGGCATCTTGGATAAATGCTGAAAATTAGCAGGTCGCCCACTTGATTCAGCGGTGATATTGACTTCAACAGCATCGGCTGCATAGCTGCCATATAAATACAGTTCAGTGCCATTGCTTGAAGTGATATAGACATTCACCCCGGTGATTCCTTCGCCTTTAATCAATGGCACAGTGACACGAATACCGGCATCACCTTCGACACTGATGAACTCAGTACGTGATAATTCTGACTCTAAATCACCACTCAGGTACGAGATGGCTACACCGTATTGACCTGCAGACAAGCTACCTTCACTCTTTATTAAGAACGGATAACCAGGTGCATCGATGGTAATTTTCGTTAAGACTGCGCCATTAAAGGTAAAAATCCCAAGACTTGCCACGATATAAACCAAGTTATTAATCACTTCAAAGTTTGCATTATGGCCAATTGGACCGAGCTCTGTACCGTTAAAGCTGATCGGATCCACTTTGTATAGTATCCCCTCCTGGTCCACACCGAACACATCTTGATGCAGCGGTGACTGCCATAGCTTTGTATAAACCTGTTCTGATACCTTACGCCCGGACTTGCGAAGCTCGGCACTGCCGCGATCTGAAATATCAAAGTTGATAATATCGCGCATAAAATATGCCGGACTCTGGCCGCCAACGGTAAGTGCGTCATCGTGTGAACTGTTATCCATCCCTACAATTGGTAATATTTTCATTGTCACACCTTACTCATTAATCACACCAATGAAGGTATGTGCATGTTCATTGTTTGCAAGACGGCTGTACCCGAACTGGTAGCGATTACCGGCCTCATTCTTAATAGAGATATTCGCATAACTCATATTCCCAAACATAACCTTACACACATCTTCGTATAACACGTTGCCATACTGGTCTGGTGAAATGGTGTAATACTCGCTGCGATGCTCTCGTTTATGCAAATGTTGCACACGTTCTTGAATGGACACATCCAAGGTATAGTTTTTCAATGCTCCTAACGCTTCAAAATACTCGTATTCTTCTACCTTGGGAGGATCACCACCATAAAAGTTGATAGTTACCCCATTTGGAGGATTGACCCACTTGGCTACGTTTGCCGGCAGGCCACCTACCCAATCACCTTCATCAGCAAAGTCATGAGCAGCATCCGAATAGTTGCGATAAACGTGTTCTTCTGCCCATACGATATGACCACCAATCGGTTCTGGCTTTCCGGTTCTTTTTAGCCCCCCATTATAGGTAATGGTCCATGGTAGACTCCAATAGTTATAAGAGTTTGGATCAACCACCTCAAACATTTTCATGCTTTCACGGTATTGCTGATTTGACACCTGCTCAGTATGTGCATATAAAATGGCGTTCCTGGCGAAAAAAGGCACCACAATAGCAACATCCATGCTCTTGCCACTGCTGCGCCATTCTTTTTGTTGATGGGTGTAGTAGCGGCTGCGTGTCAATACACCATCACTCCAGAACATAAAATTATATCGGGCAAATGGTTGTCCATAACCTTTGTCCGTTCCCACCAGTGTGGTCTTAATTTCCATGGGTGCAATTTCAATACGGTGATCAAAATCGGTGCTATAAAACTCACCTCGTAGGTGCGCGGTGCCGATGTATTCAGTCTGTTCCCAATTCCCCACAATCATTTCATCTTCAAAGTTACCAATGGCGGACTTACTAAATGGCCGTTCATCCCAAAAGTTTTTCACCACTTTTAAATCGTCACCAATGTAGTAAGCAAATACAATAGTGTCGATCTTGGGTACACTGCTTTTAGGTACTTGTGGCGCAAAATTGACATGCACACAACCTTCCAGAAACGGTTCTGGCACCTTAAAACGTAAGCCGCCAAACAGATAACCGCTATTGGTCATCACACAACGGCCTTCATGGACTGTAATAGGCTCACACTGATAGTTATCCCAATACTCAATATCACCAGATCCATTGCGACTGGTCCGGTCTAACAAATCTCGACTAGGCACACGTCGCAATTTGTACATCAAACTCGCCTGTTGAACTGGATTGCTGAGTTGATATATCTCCTGGATTAACGCGCTCATGTAAGTGCTAATACGTCGTTGATCTTCTGGGCTTACGTCGTCAACAAAACGCTTGGCAAGCCAGCCGTTATTCTCTGCGGCTTTAAGATCCAGACTGATCTGGTAGGTATAGCCATAACAGTATTCATTGACATAGTTGTAGCAGGTGTTTACCAGGCGAGTGCCATCCTGATTGCTGCTCCATCCACACGCAGTGCTATAAACCGAATTATGATAAAAATCCGAACTGTCACAGACCTTGATAATCACCCCAGCACGATACCATCGATAGAAGTCATTCCCCACCGGGAATCCCTCTCCACTTGGTAAACCACCAAAACGGTCCAGGATCTTTTCAATTTCGTGATCACCCACCTCCATCATGTATTCCCGAAACGCTTGAGTTCGGGTAGCTGGGATAATCGGTAAAGGCATCGCCCATACCCCCCCAGCATCCACCTGCACTAACCATGGATTTCGCTTATTATCAAAACTGACCAAGTGTGTTGGGTAGGGTGTAAAGCTGTATTGAATGCTACCATCCTTATCTGGTACGCCGTTATAGCCCGGTAACCGGACCTGCTCACCGATTTCTGCTTCAATCTTAAGCATTACACTGGCTGGAATAACCATCCTGGCCTGTTCAATCGGATCATTTGGTAGGTTTTCCAAGTCTTGACGACCATAACCCGATACAATCTGCACCACTTCGGCCATCGCTCCTGAATACCAGGATGCTTTTAATTTGTCATATTGGGTATACAGTAGGGTTTCTTCCGGGATCACCTGGAAGGCTGTTGAAATAAACATGGCTTTCATGATCGGATTGTATTTACAGCGAAAGCGTTGCAATTCAATCTGCGTATACACTTCGCTTTCATAATTGCCCAGGCGTTGCGCGGTGGCCTTGGTCAGTTCAAGTTCTAGCCCATTGCCATTTCTGGCTATGCCATCATTAATCACCGCTGAAAACAGCATTGGAATATTCAGCTTGGCAAGACCATCGTATTTAATGCTCTCGGTTTTGGTTTTAGGTTTATAAGCAATTGCACGAAAGCTGCCACCTGCATCCACCACAATGACAAAGCCACCATTTGGCAAATCTCTGGTGTACTTGAGGGAATCAAGTTCTGAAACGGCTTTATAGTTAGTTACGATCTTGCAGCAATGATCAATGAAACTAAGATCATCATCACTGAGTTCACCACCATAAACAAACAGTCCATACGGTCTAGCTTCGTGCATTAGTGTCTAATCCTCCTTTGCGATGGTTATCCGTATTACCGTAAGGTCGGATGTAGTGCACTGCAAGTTTAATATTCGGTGTACCCATTTGTTGTGACATAAATCCAATACCACGGACCAGTTGATAGGTTGGTGGTTCCGGTTGTGTACGGTTCCAGATCTGTAGTTTTAAGTTGAAGTTTCCAGGTTCATATTCACCGACTAGGGAATAATCCTGCCCTTTGAATAGTACCTCCCGAACACGTGGACTGATCCATGCGGTACCGTATCGGCTGTGTATATCTCCCCCAACTCGGGTAGGCACATTCGGACCGATACGCAAGCCTTGCCACATATACGGACTATCACCACTTTTACTGCGACCCATACTGAGTGAATCCAGACCAGGTACCGCAATGTTGCGGTGATAATGATCAATAACTGGTTTACCTATATTCATTAAGGCAATGCCACTCGGCTTTAAAATATTATTATACGGCTTAATATTTTCAATCTTGGCTGATCCGTATTGACTGTGCGCTGCATTGATCCTAAAGCTAATAGTCTGATCACCAATTGGCGCAATTACCCCAAAGCGCAAAGTGCTCATGCCTTTGGGTGCGATAATGAAATATTCATTTCTCATACTTGGTTTATCCACCGCAAAGAAGTTAGTTCCTGTCGCCAGAATGAACCGGTGCCGGTGATGAATATTAGGACGACCAAACGTAATACCAGGCACAACCAACATACCCAATTCTTCACTATAACCACCTATATGATGTAGCGGTAAACGCTGATCTGGATGATTGCGGATTGCTTGCTGTGGTGGTTGATCCGTCGTCCAAATGGTCTGCGGTGACATAACCGGTCTACCAATCTTAAGGTAGTCATTTTCTGAGCTATCTACATAGATACGTCGGTTTTTATATTCCACCTTTGCCATGCCAATAAGGTTTTCCCACAGTCCCGGCTCTACTCGAATACTGTTAGCGGTTACCACTGGCTTCCCGAATAGCGTCATCGGCGCTCCGCTTTTCAGGCGAACGACATTTTGCGTGATCACGTGTTGTTCTTCTGGTTTTTTAGAGAAATTTTCGGTATAGAAGCCATAAGGCGAAATTCTGCGAGGGAGATATTGTCCAGCGCCAATTTCTTCGACCTGGTGCAATTTGGTAATTGTTGGTGGTGCGATACCGTAACTGCGCAAATTAATTTGTTGGGTACGATCACTGACACGTGGACGGCCAAAGACTTGCGCATTCAGGCTATTTGGCAATACATAGCGGTGATATAGCCCGATATAAGCCATACCAAATTCACTACTGTCAAACTGCCATAGCTTCACTTCTGGTGTGATATTCTTGATCGATGGCTCACCGACACGATCTACCTGCACCCAGCGCGGTGCGATCTTGGTGAATTTCTCAGTAAGAAATGACCAGCCATAATGCACACTGTCAATCGATTCTGGTTCGATATAGCGCACACCTAGTTTAACTTCCGGCATTGGAATCACCGGTGGCGCAATACTGTAATCTGATTGAATTCTTAAATGTCGTACTGCATGGGAAATCGTCGGCTTGCCAAATAAAGATAATTCACCAAAGCTGATAAACCGGTAATATCTGCGCGTATTTTCCACATGCGTTGTACCGAACAAGCTGAGTGTGATTCCTTTTTGCTTGACCGCTGTGCCGGATAGCCAGGCAATATGCCATGAGCTCATATATGGAGCTTCAATACTGTCTGGTTGGATACGACGAATGCCGTGGCTGATCATGCTTTTTGAAGGACCTAGCTCAATCGGTGAAGCAATCCCTTCCGGATTAAGTACCCGAGCCGTGTTATTCAACACCTGATAGCCGAATACCTGGTGCAGACTGCCATGCGTTTTGATGGTCCGGTTGCGGTTGGCAATGTCATGTTCGCGTATATCCGGGAACAAAGGACCTGCTGCACGACTGGTATCATCGTGAAAGACTTTAACGTATTGAGTGAGATTGTACGTGGTGGGATGACCAAAGCGTAAATCCAGATGTTCCCCTACAGTCAAAAATCCTTTTGGCCGGATGTGCTGCAAGTGGTTATAGATTTGTGTATCACCGAAAACGGTTGAAAAGCCTTGCGGATAAATGACCTGACTTTCTGGAATGATCCGAGTACCGAACTTTAAAAAGTCGGTGCCGATCATATTCACAGTCCGTGACGTAGCTACTGTGTGATTGGATGGGAACCGATTAAAGATCCCTCGCGGCTCGACATAGCGTGGTGAGAACGAAGCCCAAGACGTACCGAAGCGGCTCATTTCTTGTGGGCTATGCTGTTCAATATAGCGTACCGCATAAGCGATTCGGGTATTACCCCATAGTGTTAATGGGTTAGCTTGCCTGGTGGTTACATGCTGTTCCTTGTAGCTAATCCTGATTGCGCCAAAGCGCAAGAAGTCAAACGCACCAGTGCGGATATAATTGCGTAAGGTTTGAACCGTAGGGCGACCTGCAGCAAAAAAGCTAATAACACCAGGTGCAATACGCTGATTCAGGTTAAAAACACGTGGATAACCATACTGAGAATATAAACCACCAGAAGGCTTTAATAGGTCACGTTGGTTTAGGATTTTAGGATGGCCAAAAGCAGATGTATTACCAACGGTTAAATTGTTGACATAGCGCGTCTGCAAACGAATTACCGGCTGGCCAAAACCAAGAAAGCTAGATGACCAACCATCACCACCGATATATTGAGCTTCCCCGGCTTCCTGATCTGGTGTCAGGTTAATCGAAACACGATTGTAACTCTGAGGATTGTAGTCAGATTCACCGAGAATAATTTTAACTTTGTTACTTGCTGGCGGTGTGTAATCCGACACAATTACTCTCCTGGCGTAATGTCTGCCACTATTCCTGCATTGTAATTCTCTTTAAATGCAACGGCATGGGTAGCAACCTGGCGCAGATCTTCCACACGCCATGATCCGTCCAGACTTTCGACTTTGGCCACTTCCACATATATACCGCCGATATTTTGCAATAACACGACAGTTGCAGTAGTAGGCGAACCATCAGCAATGACACCTTCCAGGCCATCGGAGATGATCACCCCTTTACCACCTGTCATGCGCGATACGATACCAGACAGACTATCCGGGCTATTATGGGAGTATTTGTTTTTCTGGAACTGGTTCTTTACCACTTCCAGAAAAAGCCCTTCACCATCAAAGGACATCGTGGTGTCAATTTTAAGTTGTGGCATCGATCATGATTCCTTGCGCACGTTCAGACCATCGGTTGGCATCTGTATTTAGAGTGCTTGGTGCTAAGGCTGTACAGTAACAGACTCGACGCATTTCACCGTTGATGCGTACTTCGTGCTCGGTTTGACCAATGACCGTCCGTGTCGGGATCGTTCCCCAATACACCTTATCAAACTCGTAAACAAAGCCGGAATTATCCAGATAGAAATATTCAAAGTAATGAGGTCGCATTGGACGTGCCTGATTGAGTTCGTCCGTCATGCTTCTTGGCACACCGATTCCCTGCATTCTTAGTTCAACTGAAAGCGGTGTCAGAAATTTTTCTCGATGGGCTAAGGCGGTACCAGAGCTGTAAGAATCTGTTGTTACTAGAGCAGATTCGTTGGTACTGCTGCTTTGGGTATTGTGGTGTGAAGGGAGATGGCAAACTGCCACATATTCCATTTCGGTATCGATACCATAGCACTTCACCTTGCTAAGCATGATTGGCTTGGTTAGACCATTATTAAATGTGGCTGCCGTTACAGCACCCCAATGACTTTTATCAAGGCTGGTTACACCAACTTCCGGGTAGCTCATCGGGCATAGAATCAGATTGTTATCATTAGCCGCATAACTGAATCCGGCCACACGAATACCATTTGAGTTGCCTGATGAGCTTGGACTATAAATATCCGAACCTATTGATAAAGTTACACCAGAATATTTGTCGATCAGGTTGGTAAAGTCGGCATCACTATAGAACTCGACCACGGCAAATGGTCGTAAATAGTTGTATCCGGTACCTGTACTTGAATGTCCGATCATACCGATACCGATTTTCAGATATAGCGGTAGGGTTTCGGCATCGCCAAATTTGTAATGGCGTACCATGTGGGCAATTTTCAGGTTGGTTGCAGCAGCTGAATTGGCTTGGTTTGGGTGCCCGAACCCTGGTACCGACGGGACTTCCTGAATAAGTGTGCTGCCAAGCCCATCGATAACCGCTGCTTCAAATGCAGCTTCCTGTGGTGTGGATTTATTTAAAACAGTCAACTGAGCAAAACCATTTGCAGCCAGGACGGTTTCCATTTCCCGATATTCTTTGGCTATCTGGGTTAGGTGGGTAATCGTTTCATTCTGATAAACTTCCGACATAGTTCGACCAGGTAGGGATGCATTACTCATGCTATTCATTTGGTTACGTTTAAACTCGATCCTTGCCACTTTACTAACAAACATTTAGATCCCCTCAATCAATTCACCGTACACGGTTTCATTCTTCCAGTAGCCTTTAGCTGAATGCCAATCACTAAAGGCATTAAACACAGCATCCTCATCTTGCAAAATAACGTGTTCAATCGCTTTACGTATCCATTCCTCAATATTGTGACTACCCTGCCCTTCACCGGCATATTTCTCACAACAGTACATTTGAAATGGTGCTGTGTTCACCAGGCGATACCAGTCGTGTTTCAGATTAATATCACCCATGGTGATGGGTTCAGGTGCAATTGACTCCATCTGGACAATAATCGGCTCTGGTTTATTTTCGGACATTTAGACTCTCCAAAAGCCCACACAGAATGTAGGCACTTGTGATAATGGTGCTTATACCTTGTAGATCTTATTGGTGCCGTTATCCCAAGTAATGATGATATCCCCACCGTTAGGTGTGATCGGTAATCCAGTTGCGGTATCTAGGAACGCTAGTAATGGACTTGTAGATTCCTGCCCTGAATCGACGTAGATGACAATAGCACCAATCGCACCACCGGATACTGCGGTAAAAGTGGCATCGTTTGCATCCGCTGCACCACCATCGGTGCTTTTACCGGTGAGTGTGACCGGACCTGCAATACGAGCTGAGCCGGAAATATCGGAAAGGAATTTATTTGTACCTGCGTTGACGGTATAAGCTGTTGTGCTGACCAGTAAGACCTTAACTACATCAGATAGCCAGTTAAACTGGCCTTCCAGGTAGCCTTTACGCGCTGAATCGTAGAGGGTATTCGCCATGGTAATTATCCAAATAATAAAAACATGGCTTTATGATGTGAAAGTAGGGCCAGACTCGACCAACCCTACACGGGCTTTAAGAGCTTATGGCCAGAATGGTGTGACGTGATGCTCAAAGTCTTCACGGACTTCACGCCGCAAGTTGCTGTCAGGTAGATCACCGAAGTAATCAATAAACTTGGCTTCTGCGATTGCTGCCCGGTTTGGATCCATGAACTCGGTGTCTGGGATACTGAATGCTTTGTGAAGTGCCCATTGCACCAGGTGTGCATGATGTACCTGATTGATTTCCGGCTGATCTGTATCCTCTACCATATCCACAAGTGGTAAACGATAGCCTTCAATGATCAAGGTGCCATCCTGTTCAGGACGTGGTACCAGACGCAAACCTGTATCAGATTGAACAGCATGCTCAGGATCACCGATTCTGGTACGCCAGTTGCTGTGATAGCGATGACTAAGTACTTCTTCAGAAGCCAGTTTGACTTCATATTCAAAGTGGCCATGTCCGAGACTGAAGCGCAAATGCGTCAACTCATAGATACGCGGATCAAGCGGGTACTGTGCCTGCCCTGCTGTAATTTGAATACGGCAGATTGTGGCATCTTCTGCTTCATGCAAAAGAC